TAACGGTCTCCTCTAGGTTCGCAATCGTTGCAGCCTGCTGTGATACCCACCACACACCAGCGGCAAGCTGAACAGCCATCGCCGCCACAAGGGCCACAGGTAACTTTAAGTTCTCCATCACTTCTTACCGCCAAAGAACTTTGTCGCCGACCGTACCGCGAAGCTACTGGCTACAATTACACCTAGCGTATAGCTGTACCAATCCGGCATTGTGTCCAACGCAGCAAAACCATCTGTAACCGCTTGTTTTGCCCAATCAAAAGGAAGGAAGCTCAGTATCAGTGGAATGGAGAAAAGCAGCACAAGATACTCGTCTTTCCAAGAATTTTGAGTTCCTTGGGCCATAATCTTTTCCCAATCCGCCTCAGATGTAGCGGCTGATTTCATAATCGTAGCCTTGGCCTCTGCCTCAACTAGCTTGAGGTTTGCAGACGCAGCCTGTGCGCTTGCCTTACCTTTTAACCAGCCACCAGCTAGTTCAGCTACCGGACCTATCAGTGCTTGCAGCATTTTTGCTCTCCATTGCGTTAAACCCAAAATAAGCAGCAGCGATACCAGACGCGCCGATAACATAAACCGCTGCTATGTCAGCCAATAGACCCGCAGCGGTCTCTAAGCCCCACAGAGAGGCCGCTACAATGACGAAAGGGTATAAAACCATCCCAGATAAGGAAAACCATGTCATGCGCCTCTGTGCGTCTCTCTTAGCGTCTGAGTCTTCCATGCGGCGGCGACGATCTTCCAACATGATTGATTTCTCATCTGGATCAATCTTGCCGTTACCATTTAAATCATATTCATTTGGCATATCTTATTCCTCTATCTCGCAAGAGTGCTAAAATTTCAGAAAAGTCACGACCCGACCGCGCAGCCAAACCTTCAATGATTAGCTCAACATTCTGATCGAACAGGCGTATGATCTCTGCATCCTTCATCTACCATTTGCCTTGCTGCTTACCGATGGCCCACAGAGTAGCCGCCAAACCAGCGACCCCAGCCAGAACAATAATGCCGCCGACAACCCACATTATCAGAGCTTCTTTTATTTCAGCTTTGCGGTACGCAGTCTTCTTGCGCTGCGCCCTAATCTTGCGGAGCGTATCCTTGTATTCTTCCAAACCTTTCGGGCCGTGCTGAAACATGATGATTGTTTCAATCTCTTTTTTCATAGCCTGAAGGCGCTTTTGCGCAGAGAACGCATCTATCGCAGCTTGTTCAGCAGAGCCAGTCAATGATGCAAAGATGCTCGGGTTCTTCGCCTTCTCAGCCGCATAGTTTACGTCACTCACCGCACCAGCAAACTTACTCAATGCGCCTGACGCATCACGACCAGCGGCCAGCAAAGTCTTTGCGCTTGATACAGCAGATGCTGCAATTGAAAGAGCTGAGATAGGATCAATCATGTTTCAACAAACCTAGCGGGGCAGACAAACAAGTAGCTGACACGATAGACCCTATCGTACCACAAGCCATTCTTTGCAGTGCCGCAGTTATAGAAACAGTATTGGAACAACTGGTTCCCGCCTTGTGTCCAAGCATGGTTAAATGAAACAAATGCAAGGACACAGATCATCAGCCCATCTTCGTCAGCACCGCAAAAAGCATAGCGATGGTTGTTCCGGCAGTAGCGATCAAAATTGCCTCTAGCCGCTTCACACGGGCGAAAACCTCTTTGAATTGCAAATGCACGGTAGTTTCCAGCTTAGTGATGCGCGGCTCGATACCATCAATCCGTTCATGCGCAGATGCAACTGTGTTTCTATTACTCATATTTACGCCCTCAGTAACCGTGAACCAAAAGTTTCGCGTAATCACCGCTCAACAATTTCTTTTTAACATATTCTGCAAACTCTTTCGACCCTAGTTTTAAACCAGACTCTGACATCCATTTTTCGACAACAACAAATGGAATTTGCCCAACATGGCGCATTTCACTACCAGCCACCGTGCCAGCAATTTGCTTTTCTTTATTGTAATCAAGGATCGACTGCACATCTTGCACACGGGAAATAACAACTTTGTTATCTTCTTCCTTAATTTTTGTTTGTAAGTGTTCTGTCATTTTTTCTTTTTTGGCTTTTTACCGCCAACCCATGCTTCATTTACGTCAGGAGTGCTGGGATCATCAGACTTCAACTGACCTTTTTTGCTTCGAGCGCGTTTAACTTCAACAGCTTCCGCAAAGCCATTTCCAATTAAAACTTTGGCTTCTTCGTCATTAACATCATAAGTTTGGCCTTTTACAGCGCGAGAACCATGAACCCATGTTGTGTCAGTGGTGATTTTTATTTTAGGCATCTTTTTACTCCCAAAAGAAGAAAAGGGGCCATTACAGCCCCTAATCTAATTAAGTAGTTGTACAGTCAGCAATAAAGCCGTGGGCCTTTTGCGAACCAACTTGCAAGCCATATTCGACCGAAATTAATCGGCGCTCAGAGTGGCCTGTTTTGGCCAATGGCTCTTGCTTGGCAGTCTGCAAGTAAGCAACCGAAGCATAGCTTGGATCAAGAACGAAGACATCACGAGCACGGATATGGCGCGATGGCACGATTTGAAGCTCACCAAAGTCAGAAATATAAACGTCGATTGCGGCGTTCAATTTGCTGTCTTCTGCTTCTTTGTAGCGCGTAGCGTTACCTGTGAAAGCAGACATTACTTGCTTGTTGAAAGAGCCACAGAGAACCACAGAAGGCTCTGCACCGCTATCCCAGCAGGAAGCAATCACAGTTTTCAAGATGCTTTCTGTCAACGCACGTTGTGTGCCGTCTGTAGCGCCAGCATTAGGGAAACCAGCTTCACCTGTACCGGATGTTGTACCGGCAGAACCACCAGTACCAAACGCAGTGTTTGTGGTGATAAAGGCTGGCAGACCAGCAGTTGCACGGGCAGTGCCAGAAGAACCAGCAGACGCGGCAGTATTGGAAAGCAGCATGGCTTCCATGTCGCGCTTCAGTTCTTTAAGTTTGTAAGCAACTTGCTCTGCAACTGTTTGTGCATCGCCAACACCGTTGACTTTGTTTGCAGTGGAAGACACATCGACAACTTTGTCTGAAATCTGTGTGTAGTTCCCTTTGCGAACCGCATTAGTTGGAGAGTCATTGCCGGGAGCAGACTCGCCTTCGATTACGCGGTTATCAGTTGCGACTGCCGCAAGATCAACTTCGCCCCACTCAAAGTAAGTGTTTTCGACGTTGCGTGTGCCAATTGTAGACATGAAAATTGTCTCAGTTGGCGTGATCGAAATCAATGCGTCTTGAATATCCTCGCGGATAGTCGTGACATCATAGGTTTCGTTTGTATTAGCTAGAACACCCATTGTGTTTTCCTTTCGCTATGACAATAAGAATGAAGTGACACTTTTTATGTCACCACTTTTCTTCATCCTAGAACGCACTTGTTGTTGCCTTTTCGCCCGACCATCCTCGGTTCGTTTTGCTCCTGGCTTAACCATTGGACGCGCAGATTTTGACTTTTCTACGACTTTGTCCTTAGTCCCCATGAGCTTCTGGTAAGCAACCGCGTCACGCATGATTTTAAACTCCCATCCGTGTGTCAACGAGCTAACAATTTCTTCTGGAACGCCGTAATAGCCAGTCGCCGTTGCGTGAATATCAGACAAGAGTTTTTTGCCCTTATCTGGATCGCGTAGCTCTGGAATTTCTTGTTTCAGAATTTCAGCTTGTTGCGCAATATAGGCTTGATTGGCTTGCGCCTGTTGGGCCAATTGCTGCTGCTTAACTTGTTCAGCCTCTTGCTTGAGACTTTCAAATTTTGCAGCATTTTCGCGGTATTCTTCCATTTGTTCCAAATAACCTAAAGGGTCACTGTTTTGCAGCTCCTTCGGTGGCTTTTGAGGCATTTGTGAAAGTTCACCATTTTCGAGTTGATTGATGCGTTGCAAAAACTGTTCACGTTCTTGTTGCATGGTTTGGTTCAGTTGCTCCAACTCTTTGCGTTGATTAGCGTTCTGTTCCATACCCTTTTGGACGTAATCTTGCCCAGCGTAGCCACGCTTTAGCTCTTGCAGGGTCACTTTCTTTAATTGACCATCTGACTTTACTTCAAGTTCAAGATCGTCAGAAAGCTCCACAGGAGCGGCTGGCTCGTCGGTGTATTCATCCTCATCTACGTTTTCATATTCAGCATCTTCAGCTTCATCAGTATCGTAGCCACTGGCATCCTCGCTCTCAGCCATTACCTCTTCCGGTTCAGTCTGAGCGCCCTCAGTTACCTCTTCGGAAGCCTCAACAGCCTCGCTTGGATTATCTTGCTGCGGAGTTTCCATCAGCATTTCGGTTACAGAAGCAATGCTTCCATCGTTAGGATTAGTCGTCATGGCGGTGCCGATCCTTCTTTTCTATGAGCATCTCAGCGTTTACGTCCGCTTGGAGAATATACTCAATTTGGTTTAATGCTCTCAAAATGGCGTGAGCGTCTTCACGTTTTTCCACTTCGTCGGCGCTGCTATTCGCAAAACCCTCAAGTTGCTGGTTTCGCAAATCCTTCATGATTAGTTGGAAATGTTCGTTTTGCATTAACGCCCTAGAACGTGATGCCCTAACCTTGTAATCCATAACCACCCATCATTTGTTCGTTGTGTGCGCGTGTTGCATCTTGCTCTGCTTTTACAGCGGCAACATTCACAGTTGAATTATACTGACCCAAAATCTTCGCAACTTCAACCGCGAGGTCTTGCACCATTTCATCGCGCTTTAGATCGTCTTTCATAGCAAGTTCGTGCATCTTAAATTGCTGATCCGCAGAAGCCTTCTGTGCATCCAACTGCAATTTAGCCATATCGACTTGCACTCTGCTTTGTGCTTTCATTTGCTCTGCCATTAAGAACGCTTGGTTTGGATCAGATGCTGGAGCGCCGCCTTGCTGTTGCTGCTGCGCCATCATTGCCTCTTGCTGCTTCTGAGCAATCAACTGCTGTTCGCTTTCAGGTGTAACAGGCAAATAATAACGCTCTGAGTTTTTAAGGCCGACTGCCGCCAAAGTATCCGCCAGAGTGTTCCGAATATTAGTCATCGTGACCATGCCATTATTAGGCCCATATTGCTGCCAGATGCTCATTTGCATTTGAATGGTCTCGCGCAAAACCGCCGCCTTTTCGTTTTCGCGCCCCGTACCCAATCCGACATTCACTATGATATCCATGTCTGCGTTCCAGACCCTAGGATCAACAGCAACGAATTGGTTGTTCAAACGGATAATTTCTTCTTTGTCAGAATTTTTGATAATGGTCGAAGCAATCAATCTAAATAGCTGACGCATACCGCCTTCGGCTAAATTACGCGCCATGACCTCTGCCTGACCCGCAGCGCCTTCCATAGTAGCCGCAACGGCTGTGGCTGTGGCTGACTGCAATACATCTGGATCAAGCCCCTGTGCAGCCTTAGAAACGCCCGTTTTGTTATCAACAAGCATATCGAAATATTGCAAAGCTGGGAGCGTAGAACCCGCAGTAAACGGCACAACTTGCTCACGAATTGCACCGGGAGATTTAACTCGCACAATTCGACCGATCTCGTTATTGAGAAGATCGTCAATCGAAACTTGACCCTCGACAACTTCTAGGCCGGGATTGTTAGTCAATGACACGTTATCAAGAACACCACGCAGCATTGACGTTGCCGCGTCTTGGTCATTTTGTACTAGCTCAACCAACGATCTTCCGAAAAATGCGTGTGGTTCCGGATCGATTTCAAAAACCGCAAACGGCACTTCATCAGCTAGATCATAAGAAAGCATCTTGTAACCAGCACCAGCAAGGACAAAACGATAAAGCTGTGGGATGCCCAAGCCTTCAGCGTCAACCTTCATATAGGCTTCCGTTACGACAACTTTCTTAGATGTAGGATCAACGCTTTCATCATCGTCTTCATCAATGGTGTAGCCACGGCGCTCAAATTCAGCCTCAGACTCCATTGTCGAAATAGTCCCGGTCAAGCCTTGGATTTCGTCTTCCTCATAGCCCATAGCCAGCAAGTCGCCAATGGTCATGTCGGTGCGGTGTCCAACCACAAAGAAATCGTCTATGCTACGAGCATTTCTATCCACAAAGAATTCTTCTGGCGGGACTGACGTAATAAGAATGTCGCCGTCAGAAACCGTGCGGCTGATCTTAACATCATAAATTGGACGCTCTATTTCAACGCCCATTTCGTCAATTTCAATTTCTTGCGTTATTGTTTGCTCTAATACTTCAACATCGTCTTCCTCTGCCAAGAACATAAACTCTTCAGCAGATAATCCAGTATAACTATAGATTTCGCTTTTCGTCTTGTCCTCAAACATCACCTTGGCAATGCCGCACTTTTTAACCATAGCGTCTTGGAAAACATCGTTCAGCATACGATAGCCGTTGTTTTGCTGAAACTTATAGTTGGCGTATTTGGTCATTTGCTCCGCAATTGGAACATCCTCTGGCATACGAGGCACAAACTCAACCGGGTTTTCTGTGCTTAGAAATACGCGCTGAATAGATGGTTTTATACCGCGAACAACATCACGGCACTTTGTAGCCACAACCTTAGACCGACCTTGCTCATGCCCAATATCTACCTTGCCATCGAAATAACGCTGCGCCCTGATCCGTGGTTCAGAGATTTCGCTTTCGATAAAATCAACAGCATCTTGCACCGCCTTTTGGACGATGCCCTCAACCGTGTCTTTATCCATTGGTTCAATACGCATATTTATTGTTCCTTACTGTGCCATTTCTTGCAATTTAGGTTGCAAAGCCCCACGCGCGGTTAGTGAAAGAACACCAGCAATTTGGTTGACTAACAAATCATTTTCAGCCTGAGTTATGATTTGTCCAGTTTGCGCCCTTTCCATAATATCTAAAACCTTACGAGTTTCTGGCCCTTTAGCTTCAGTAAGCGCCCTCGCAACGTCTGCAAATATTTTTCTGCGCTGTTCAAAATCGTATTGATCGGTTCTGCCAGTGATAGCTTTAACGATTTCTTTCGCAGAACCAATTGGTTCTCCACGAAGTAATTGTCCAACAAAGCCTTCATCTGTTACATCTCTTATATCTCGTTCTATAGCTCGGCGCTGTGCTGTTTTAGAGTTTATTGCAACAGCCGACCGAACTTTTGAAGTTTGCGCAACCTTATCTATCTCAGCCAATAGATCGGCTGCTTCATTTCCCATAATACGTTGAATTTTCTTTCGTGCTGCATCAGAGCTTGTAAGACGATAGAATGCATCTAGTTGCCGCGCAGCCAATTCTTGGTCGGAAGGAACACCTTTGACGTTTTCTAATATTGTGCGTATATACTGACGCATCCCTAATTTTGATGCTTCTATTTGTGCTTGAGAAGGTTCTGGCCCTAACTCGTCAAGAATATCGCCAATTTCAGTTTGCGGCTTTAAAGCCTCACGCCCTAACTTAAAGGCGTTTTGCTCGTCAATTTTTTCGCCTCCTAGCCTTACAGCATCATCATATAACCGCGCACCAGTCTCAGGTTCGATTACCGCATCACCTATAGATTTCTTTAAATCTCTAGCCAATCCGCCATAAAGCAAAGTGTCATCAGTTGCTTGCCCAAGAGGGTTTCTTGCGGCTTCTGCCAAATTTCCAAGAGCACGTTTTATATAATCAAGTTGCATCACATTGGGCATTTGAGTGTAGGATATTTCCCCATCATCTCCTAATGATGCTAATATTTGTTGATTTTTTTTGCCAGCCGCTCTCATCATCACATTAGCTTTTTTAATTGCTTGGTCTAAAATAGAAGGATCAATTCTATCTAGAGTGCTTTCAATATTAATACCAGCTTGAGAGCTATAATCTATAGGTTGACCGTAAGCAGCTTCATATGCTGATTTTCGAGGTTCGGCTGTTTTTGCAGAAATCATTTCTGCCGCTTGAAGCGGAGTTAAATCTGCATCACCTAAAGTTTTATCTAAAGTTTGAGAAAGCCCTGCCGTAACATCATCTGCGCGTTGGCCCAATGCGCGTGTTACAACTTGACCTTGACCGCCAACAGAAACGCTTGCATCAAGCAATGCTTGAGCGGCAGGACCAGCATCAGCCAACATCCCGGTTTCACCAGCACGTTCCAAATTTAACAACGCTTGGTCAATATCACCACCAGCATCAAAAGCACTTTTAATAACTTCTGCCGCTTGTTTGCTAATGCGCAACGCAGCAGCAATCATTGGAACATCTGATTTTCTCAAAATATTTAATATGTTTCTGCCACCAGAAGCAACCAAAGGCGTGACAGCGCCAAGAGTGCCACCAGTAACAGC